GCGGCGTGTCCGCATAGAGTAAACCATGCCAAGCATAATCAATAGCGATGATGGTGTTGTATCAGGCTCCTCTGGTCTAAAGACTACAGGAGGCAATGATGGCATCACCAACTTCCAACAAAACGGCACTACACAGGCAACCATTACTGCTGCTGGCTTGTTCCAGTTCAACTCGGGCTATGGCTCTGTTGCCACAGCCTACGGTTGCCGCGCATGGGTCAACTTCAACGGCACCGGCACTGTGGCGATTCGTGCCAGCGGGAACGTCAGTTCGATCACCGACAACGGGACGGGTGATTACACCGTCAACTTCACCACTGCTTTGGCTGACGCAAATTATTCCGTAAGTATTGCCTCCTCTCCAAATTACGGCGTAAATATTGGCAACTTTAACCAAGCAGCGTCTACTAACTCATCAGCGGAAGTGGTGCCAACAGCATCGGCGTTTCGTCTTGGCGTCATTGGACAGAATACAAATCCTTTTGACCCTAAGTATGTATTTATTGCATTCTTCCGTTAAGGAACCATCATGAACCAACGCATCATTTTCCCCAACGACGATGGCGGCGTGTCCGTCATCGTGCCTGCTGCCGAGTGCGGCCTGACGATTGAACAGATCGCGGCCAAAGATGTGCCGCAGGGCAAGCCTTACAAAATTGTGGATGTCGCTGACATTCCGTCTGATCGCACGTTCCGCAACGCATGGGAGTTCGCATGATCCATATCAACATGACAAAGGCGAAGGCTATTGCTCACGATGCCCGTCGTGCTGCTCGTTCTGCTGAGTTTGAGCCGCATGACGCAATCATCATGAAGCAGATTCCTGGCGCTGACTCCACAGCAGCAGAGGTTGCTCGTCAAGCCATTCGTGATAAGTACGCTGCTCTCCAGGCTCAGATGGATGCAGCGCAGACTCCTGAGCAACTCAAAGCCCTCATGCCATAGGAGTAGGACATGGAGCCGACTGAAATCGACCCCATCAAGTACGGTGTACTTTGGGAACGTGTCCAGAATATGGACAAGAAGATCGACAAAATGGAAGGTCAGATCGAGGAACTGCTAGCCTTGGCAAACAAGGGCAAAGGCGGTTTCTGGATGGGAATGACTATTGCCAGTTCATTCGGTGCTGCTGTAGCATGGATAGCAGGACACTTTAAAGGCGGCTGAAATGATTGATCCCATAACCGCACTTGCAGCCATCTCGTCAGCCGTCGAGCTTGTAAAAAAAGTCTCGGCAACCGTTGACGATGTGACATCGCTCGGGCCGGTGTTGGGCAAGTATTTCGATGCCAAAGCTGATGCTATCGAAGTCGTCCAAAAGTCTCAGCGTGGCGAGTTCAAGGGCAGCGCATTGGGCAAGGCTCTAGAGCTAGAGATGGCTCTTGAGCAAGCTCGTGAGTTTGAAGAGCAGGTAAAGATGCTGTTCTTTCAATCTAACAAAATGGACGTTTGGGCCAGAATTGCAGCCAGGGCGCAGAGGATTGAAGCAGACGCGGCACACGCTGCTAGGCGCAAAAAAGAGGCTGACAAACGCAAAAAAGAGGAAATGGACGAGCTTTTCATCATCATTGTTGGCCTGTTAGTCGCCTTGGGATCGATTGCAGCCGTTATTTGGGCACTTCTTGAAGGGATGAACCAGTGACTCCAGAGCTACAAAGGTACTACGAAGACAGGTTTGACCTGTTGTCGCAGCCTGGATGGGCCGATTTGATGGAAGATGTTGACAATATGTTGGCATCTATGAACAATGTAAGTAGTATCCCTGACGAAAAGGCTTTACAATTTCGTAAAGGTGAGATTTCCATTCTTACTTGGCTAAAAACCTTAAAAAAGGTCAGCGAAGACGCATACGAGGACTTGAATGCGAAGAATGTATGAATTTGTCTGCGAATGCGGACAGCGCACTGAGAAGCTAGTTGGTTATGAGACAGCTACTGTTCAGTGTGGGTGTGGTGGCATCGCCCATCGCATCATGAGTGCTCCTAAATTCAAACTTGAAGGATGGTCTGGTGCTTTTCCGAGCGAACATGGTCGGTTTGAGCGCAAGCACATCGAAAAGTTGAACGCGGAGCGCAAAGCCAACTCATAAGTCATTGGACCGAGTTGAATCTCCTACAACCATTTTTGGCAGGAAAAAACATGCTGATTGACAAAGAACCTGACGAGCTAGGCGAACTGGAAATTGAGGAGTCGAAGTCCGGACTCCCTGAGAAATACAGGGATAAAAGTTTGGAGGACATCATTCGGATGCACCAAGAGGCTGAAAAGCTGATTGGTAAACAGGCCCAAGAGGTCGGTGAAGTCCGGAAACTCGCAGATGAGCTTATAAAGCAGAACATCAGTTCTAAGCAACCAGCAAAACAGGAAGAACCTGAAGTAGACTTCTTTGAGAATCCTCAAAAGGCGGTTCAGGCAACCATAGAGAAGCATCCTGATGTTCTTGCTGCCCGTCAGGCCAGCATGGAGTTCAAGAGGCTGCAGATTCAGCAGAAGCTGACGCAAGAGCATCCCGACTACACACAAGTGGTTGGTGACTCGGAGTTCCAGAACTGGGTGAAAGGTTCATCCGTTCGTTTGGCACTTTACGCAAAAGCCGATTCTGAGTTTGACTATGACTCTGCCAACGAACTGTTGTCGACCTTCAAGCAACTGCGCGGGGTGAAGTCCAAGCAAGCAGAGCAAGCAAGCGATGCAAGCAGGGCTAAATCAATGAAAGCCGCACAAGTTGATGTGGGTGGATCTGGAGAGAGTTCTAAGAGGGTTTATAGACGCGCCGACCTGATTCGGCTGAAAATGACGGACCCTGCCAGGTATGAGGCTTTGAGTGACGAGATCATGCAAGCCTATTCCGAGGGGCGAGTCAAGTAAACAACCTTTGTTTCTTGGAGATTTAACATGGCAAACACTGCTTTCGCACCGAACAATGCGGTTACCACCACCTCTGCAGCAAACTTCATCCCCGAAATTTGGAGTGATGAAATTGTTGCCGCCTTTAAAAAGAACCTCGTTCTAGCCAATCTGGTCAAGCGTATGTCTTTTAAAGGTAAGAAGGGTGATACCGTTAACATCCCGTCCCCCGCTCGTGGCACCGCCAACGCTAAGGTGGCTACCGATGCCGTTACTCTGATTGCAGAGAGCGACACCAACATTCAAGTGCTGATCAACAAGCACTTTGAGTACAGCCGCTTGATCGAGGATATCGTTGAAGTGCAAGCCCTGACCAGCCTGCGTGCTTTCTACACGGAAGACGCTGGTTACGCTCTGGCTCGTCGCATGGACACGGATCTGGTTCAGCTTGGTCGTGCATTCAATGGCGCAACCATTGGCACGAACGACTACGCTACCAGCAACACCTCGACCAAGGCGTTCATCGGCTCTGATGGCACGACTGCTTACAACAGCACCTCGTCCAACGCTGCCGCTCTGACTGATGCTGCTATCCGTCGCACCATTCAGCGCCTGGATGACAACGACGTTCCTATGGACGGCCGTTTCTTCCTGATCCCCCCGTCGAGCCGCAACACCCTGATGGGTCTGGCCCGTTACACCGAGCAAGCATTCGTTGGCAACGGCGATGCTATCCGCAACGGTGAAATCGGCCAACTGTACGGCATGGCAGTGTTCTCTTCGTCGAACGCTGACACTGGTGCTGGTAACTCTGGCGCTGACCGTATCTGCCTGATGGGCCACCGCGATGCGATGGTTCTGGTTGAGCAGCTTGGCATCCGTTCGCAGACTCAGTACAAGCAAGAGTACCTGGGCACCTTGTTCACCGCTGACACGATCTACGGTGTGAAGGCTCTGCGTACGAACGCTACCAGCACTGCTGCTGACGCTTCCGCTGCTTTTGCCCTGGCTGTCCCGGCCTAATTGCAGTTGTCCCCTCCCCTTCGGGGGAGGGATCTTTTTCTTATAGGAGATTGAAATGGCTGCTGCAACCGCTGTTGTTTCCCGTCGTGGAAACGATCAATTCCGGGGCTTGTTCTCGGACACCTGGGAAGTGCAATGTACCCTGAACTCGGCTTCTGTGGCTGATCAGGCTGCTGCAACGGATACGGTCACTGTTCCTGGTGTGGCACTTGGTGATATGGTTATCGGCATGTCTGCTGGTGTAGACGAGGCGGGTCTTGTCCGTCGCGCTTATATTTCTGCAGCCAACACCGTGACCATTGCTACGACCAATACCACTGGTGGTGCTGTTGATCTTGCATCGACCACTGTTACGCTCATTATCGGGCGGGCTGTGTAAGGACGGGGGGCCAAAAGCCCCCTGTTTTTCTTTTGGAGAGCAAATGGCTACCTATCGTTGTTTGGCAAGTGGCAACACGGTTTCGTTCACTTACACGCACGACATTGAGTCCATGAAAGGTCATGCTGGCTACATCCTGATTGATGAGCCGGAACCTAAACAGGAAGAAAGCCGTCCTCTTCCTATGACCGCGCCAGTTGCGG